AACATCTCCATCATGCGGTCTAGTTTATGGCTGATCTCTTTAACACTACTCTCAAGACCCGTCATACGATTCTCAACAGCAGTATCCCGTTCACGTTGTGCAGCCAGTTCTACTTCAATCTTGGTTAAACGTCTCTCGTCATTCTCCAATCGATCTGTAAGTTTTTTAATCATCCACCCGATAACACCAAGAACGATGGCAAGGGCAGAGTCGAGAAAGTGTGAGACGGATTCAGTCATGTTTATTAATGTAAAGCCACCCAAGCTCCGTTAGCGTATCCGTAGAATTTATGTAAATCTGTATCGTATACCATCTCACCATCCGACGCAGAAACAGCAGTTCTTTGAGAAGTATTCATCCGAGGTATAATCACACCGCCTATTGTGGAGGTTACTTCCAAGGGTGCACTAGGAGCATGTGTGTTAATCCCGACCCTTCCCGGACCGCCAGTAGTACCCGGAGAGTAAACTACAAGATGAGGTGTATAAGTATTACTGGCTACATCCGTTACATCTGCGTGTATAGCTATACCATCGTAATTAGAAAATATTACACCATAATCTTTAGTAGGTGGAGATTGCGTACCGGGGGTTAACCTTAAATACAAACTAGATTGTCGATCCCACGCTCCGCTTACATCTTGCCTATTTATAATATTTCTGCCCACTGTATTAATGCCACTAGAAGCACTAATACTACCACTTGTTGTCAATGTTGTTGATGCAATAGCTCCACTCACTTCCAACTCAGTACTCGGTGATGTAGTGCCAATGCCTACTTTACCATCTGATTGTACATTAAAGTTAGAGTCAGTTGTGCTTATCTTATCAGATGTAACAGCTCCGTCAGCTAAGTGCACTCTGTCAATACTACCGTCTACATACTGATCGCTATCAACAGAGTTAGCTTTCATCTTAGCTAAAGAGATAGAATCGTCAGCTATCTTAGATTCCACAATAGCGTTGTTAGCTATATTACCTGAATCAATATTACCAGTAGTAAGAGCAACACCAAACCCACGTTCAATGACTACGATGTCCTCACCACCACTAAGAGTAGGAATTATCGTAAGTGTATCAGTATCAGGGTCTACGGTAAAGTCAGTGGTGGGTTCTTGAACAGCTCCGTCAATACTTACATCGTACGCTGTGTCTCCGTTTACTTCAGCACCAGTAACACTGTACGTAGTATTAGTCCCGGCAGTACCTGTGAAAACATATTTATTAGGAGGAGAACTAGCACCTGTTGATATTTGGCTTACTTTAGAGTCTACGTAGTCTTTGGTGGAAGCATCGCTTGTATCGGTAGGAGTAGCAACATTTACTATCTTATTATTACCTGCATCCCAGTTAGTAGTACCAGCAGCTTTCTGCAACGACGAATCGTTTAGTTCTCCTATTTCTTGGTGCAGATAACGGTTGTGACGATACGCTCTGTCTAGTTCTGACTCCGTTAAGACTGATCCGTTCTCAAAGTCTACAAGGTCTGTGTCACGTTGACTCTTCCTTCTTACTCGTACATTAACACCGATTTCCGGAGCAGTTGTCATCTCCACTCGCTTGGTAGGCTGGTCTGTATTGATGACAAAATCAGAAGTAGCAACACCGTCCAGCTCAACCGTTACGTGTTCATCTTCTAAGTATTCAAAATTGATGGCAAAGAAAGTATTACTACCGTCTCCTGGATAATCGTTGTAGGTTGGTGTTGGCATGATATTATATTATTACTTATTGAGCGAGGAGTTCAAGCACATCTTCACGTTGCATACCAGTTCTAAAACCTGCCTTAGCTCTAGTAAGTGCTGCGAACTGTCTATCTAACTCAGGATATTCACGCAACATCTGTCTTTTAGCCTCTTTTCTGTAGCGTGTAAGAATGCTGTTTATTTGTTGAATGCGAGGACTAGGCAGACCCGGTTCAGATTCAGGAGACAAACGTTGATATGATTTAGATTTAATTAATTTATTAAGTGACTGTCTAACAGTTAAACCTCTCATCTTCACTGTTTTAAGTAACTCTAGTTGTCTATCGTATGCTGATTGTCCTTTGTCGTTTTCGTATTCCAACAAGTCAATCTGACCGCCCAAGCTAGGTGGAGGGTTTCTAAACGCATGGTTCAAACTTGCCATCTCATTTAGTATCGGATCGTCTTTCTTAGTAGACATCTGAATAGGATTAATAAACCCTGTGCCCATCCATTGTTCCGCTTTGTATTCCTCTCCTAATATATTACGTTTAGTATCCAATGACCCACGAAGCCCAAGCTTACGCTTTACGGCATCCATAACCGAACGAGTTTCTTTAATAGATTGAGTGTCGTAGTCGGCCATTTGAGAGATAAGATTAGGCACTAAAGAGCTAGTGTAATTCCTACCGAGTTTTTCAATGTAACGATCAGGGTCACCAAGAGCGTCAGCCCACATCTGAATACCCGCTAGATAGGATTTATTAGTAGCGTTCCTTGTTAGAGCTAACATCATAGAAGTAGCAGCGTGTTCCACGAAAGACTCATCAAACGCTTTATCTTCTTTTATGCCTGTTTCAACTAAATCAGCAACAACACCTAGAGGAGTAGCGACAGGGTCTAAACGTTGGTAACTGTAGTATGTGTCACCTATCTTAATACTGTACGGTCGCCAACCTGTTGCCATCAACGCTTCTTTCTCACGTTCGTTACTAGGACCACCACCAGTTATAAACTCTCTGTTATTAAAAGCTACATCTACTAAAGCTCCCATAGTTAATCCAGCAGTAACTACTTTACCTCTAGCTCTGGCTTTAAGTATAGGATCAGTACTGTTAAACTCATTAAATAAACGTTCACGCTCTTCCTTTAGCACCGTAACAAAAGGAGTACGTTCGAATGCAAACTTTAGAATATTGGTTGGAGTCCTAACAAACGGAACAACAAGTCTTAGATATGGAAGTTTATTAGTGGCATCCTGTAACGCTTTTCCTAATGTCTTGTCTTGTAATTCTTTTGTAAACGTAAGATACTGTGCATCCTCAGCAGCAAACTGCATCAACGCAGAAGCATCAGGATTGAAGTTTTTATCTTTGTAGTCTATTACGAACTCAGCTTTATCTTTTCCTGTTAGTCCCTTTTTATCAGCTATGAGAGAGGCTTCCCTAACAAGACCTTCCTCGGACATCATGCGTCCACCTTCAGTAACTATGGTATCAACGGTTTTGTTAATATGATTAGCTAGGTCTTTAGGGTCACGGATACCTTGCTGTATTCCAGACATAGCAGCTTTCAAACGAGCAGCACGACGATACGCTAACTGCTTAAAAAACTCATCAGAAGTTAACAATAACCTACTAGGCAGTCTTATGTAACTAGCGTATTTGTCTATTGAATCTTTAGCTGAGTCTGAAACAATGCCTCCTATAGGAGATTCTGATATACGTTGACCAGTAATAGCAGCACGTTGTCCTTCCTCAAACGCACGATTGGATGGGTCTAGTAAGTTCTCTTGATCTTTGAATGCTTGCTTTGCAAACTTACCTGCTTCCTTAAACATCTCACTGTCAGACCACGAAGCTATAACAGCCTTAACAACATCCATATTACCGCTGGCAATACCACCAGCTACAGCTTCTAGAGTAGTCATTACTTGAGTCAACACATTACCCATGATATTAACCATCTGCGTCTTAGGACCACTCAATATAGAGTTCATCCAGTATTCAGTAGGCATATCTAGAAAGTGTTTTCCTTGTGCCTTTTTAGCAGTCTTTAACAACCGGGCTAAACTACCCTCTAAATCATCAGGATCAATATGCTCTCTCACAAGCTTAACCATACGCTCAGGCTTCATGTTGCCGGAGTTATTAACAAATTCTTTACGTATACCTTCTATCTCTGTTTCAGCTTCATTAAGTCCTAGCTTACGCTTACCAAAGTCTTCACGTCGTGCTTGTAAAGTAATAGCTGTTTCTCTACCAATTCTACGATATACATCTGCTACAGTTAGTAATTGTTGAAAAGCATTCTTTAATTTAGTTATCGACACATCACCGTAACCGTTATCAAATGCTTCATCAGCTATTTCGCTGACATTTTGTATAAGTGCTTTAGCTTGCTCTCTATAAGCTTGTTGGGATATACGAACATCACGTAATACTTTCTCAGCTGCTTCTCCTTCTTTTGCCTGTAGTTTTATGTTGTTTTCAATTGCTTCGTCTATATCAGTGATTGCATCTGTAACAGTCACCTTATCAGGATTCTCTTTGTAGTATTGCTCTAGTATATCTTTCAATACAACAACGTCTCCGTCAGTCTCCAACGCAAACTGTGGTAGTCTAGGCGTACCTTTTGATGGGTCTAACAATGCTTCTGCATATCCACGAAACTTCTCCGGCACAGCTTGTAGGAACTCATTGGGTTTCTTAGGATCAAGTTTAGGTAACTCAGGAGCAAAGTCTATACTTCTACGCCTTTGACCGGGTAGCTTCATCTCTGCAATTTCACCAACACGACTAACGATATTATTAGCTAAGTCTTTACTTACACCTCTACCAAAGAAACTCTTTACTGTATTAACAACCTTCTCCCACATTGTCATCTTAGGAGTATACTGAATACCCTTTAACGCTTTCTGTATCTGAGGGTCTGCAAAAGCCATAGACATGAACTCAGCAGGATTCTTAATCCAGTATAAACTTTCGTCAGCACCTGCTGCTACTATGTCGTCACGCATTGCAT